ATAGGTGGAGCCGCTACCTGGAAGATGGGGATGGATCGTAAGAAATGACAACGCTGGTTATTGCCTTGGTTGTCGGAGTTGGTGCGGTTATTTATTTCATCAGGATTGGAAAACAAATTGAAAAATCGGGAAGTTATAAAACAGCCCTGGGCATCCACGGCAAGATCAACAAGGTGCGCAATAAACTTCGCAAAAAACGCGATGAAAAACACAAGCGCCTGGACGATGATCCTCGTTCTGTTTTTACCCCTGACGATTAGTTGCCAATCTATTCCAAGTACGGGGATGAACATTGCTTATCCCTCTCGTCCTGAAACTCCGCAACTGGAGTTTAAGAATGCAGGAGCGCATTGTATAAATGACAGCGAGTTGAGACAGCTAGGTAGTTTTTACATTGATGCGATGTCTTATTTTGATGAGACAGAAGCCATCATTGATGCGGTTAATGGCAAATAACATCGCGGCGTTGACATTGTTTTTCGCGTTGGTCTTGCCCTCTGCCGCAGACGAAATTATGGAACCTCCGTTGAGTATGATGGCGGATTGGCGGGTTGATGAAATTCCAGCCAACCTGACGCTTTACTACGATACGGATGGCGACAAGGAAGCGGACATTGCTTTTGCTCATCCTATCATGGCTACGAATCTGGGTGTGAGTTGCAGTGCCAAGGTGGTTGAAGACGAGTTTTATATGGTCATCAGCACTTGTCCTTCGGAACACGCAACAGATTATTTTGTATTTAAACAGTGGACGCTTTACAAATATGTAGGAGAAGCATGGCAAGCGCCCTTTTATTCTTCAAAGGATTATGAACGAACAAGAACGCGCGGCATTCGAGAAAGTGAACAAATCTCTTGGAATAAGAACGCCGGAGGAGATGAAAAAAGTTGTTCAGGAAACTGAAGACCTTGGAGTTGCTGGCACGATCAAGAAAGCAGTTGCCAACATTGGAGGAGTGGAAGAGCTTACCTCCTGGGCGCGTTCCAGTGACAGAAACCGCAGGGAACTTTTTGGCTGGTATGCGAAGTTGGCGCAAAAAGAAGAGAATGACACGGGAACAAATGTTCAAGTCAATATAATTAATTACAATGGTCAACCTGACTCTACCACACAAGTTTACGCCGAGGAGTTACCAAATCCCTCTGTTTGAGGCGTTTGATAATGGTATCAAGCGGGGGGTACTCGTTTGGCATCGCAGAAGCGGAAAAGATAAATGTTCTCTTAACCTCTGCGCCAAGATGATGTTCCAGAGGGTAGGCCAGTATTATCATCTGTTCCCGACAGCAAGGCAGGCAAGAAAAGCGATATGGGATGGAATCGATAAAGCCGGATTGAAAGTAATGGATCATTTCCCGAAGGAATTGATCAAGACGAAGAATGAAACGGACATGAAGATTACCCTTTCAAACGGGAGTATCTATCAACTGGTTGGGACGGACATGGGGCTGGATTGGCTCGTCGGGACAAATCCTGTCGGGCTGATCTTTTCGGAATATCCGATTATGACTCCGAAGGCGTGGGATTTGATGCGCCCGATTGTCAGGGAGAACGACGGCTGGGCGTTGTTTATTTATACGCCTCGCGGACAAAATCACGGTCATAAGTTGTACGAGATGGCGGATAAGAATGATCAGTGGTTTTGCTCACGGTTGACAGTGAAGGATACGAAGCGGGATGCGGAAGGGGAAGACGGGTCATGGGTGGTGTCGGAAGAAGACATTGCTGAAGAAGAGCGCGAAGGACTTAGCCCGGAGATGATCCAGCAGGAATATTTCACGAGTTTTCACGCGGCAATCCCTGGAGCGTACTTTGCAAGGGAGATGACGAAAGCGGAAGATGATGGACGGTTTTTGAATATACCGTGGGAGCCGAAGATCGAAACTTGTACGGCATGGGATTTAGGTGTAGATGACGCCACTGCAATTATATTTTACCAGACGGTGGGCAATGAAATTCGTTTGATTGATTACTATGAGGCGAATGGTGAGGGTCTTCCACATTTTATCAACGTACTTAAATCGAAGCCTTACGTTTATGGGGCGCATCATGCACCGTGGGATATTGAAGTGCGAGAGCTTACTACAGGAAAAAGCCGTCGTGATACGGCACGGAGTCTGGGAATCATTTTTACAGTCGGTAAAAAAGTACGAGCAAAAGAAGAAGCAATCGAACAGGCACGACAAATAATATCCAAATGCTGGTTTGACAAGGCCAAATGCGAAAAGCTGATTTCTTCTTTACGCAATTACCATAAGGAATTCGATGACAAGTTGGGAGTGTATAAGAAAACACCCGTACATAACTGGGCATCGCACGGCGCGGATGCGTTTATGCAGTTGGCGATGGATTACCGACAGCCCAGGATGGAGCCATTACAAACCGTAGCTGAACAGGAGTTTGAATTTTTCTAATGAACTTATTTGATATTTATTTCGCAGTCATGGGTGGCTCTCCTCCTCCGCGCCCTGTTTATACACCGCCGCCTGCTCCAGCGCCAGCGGCTGCGCCAACTACTAAGGGAGCGTCTTCACTAGCGTCTTCGCCGTCGCCAGTAGACAACGCAGTGGCGGCAAGGGAAAAAACGGCATCCAACAAGAGGCGAGGCAGAACTTCCTTGATTACGAATGTTGGGGGTGCGCCTGGATTGGGTGATGATGAAACTGGCAGAAAACCGAGATTGGGAGGTTATTGATGAACATACTTGATTTTATATTTACGGGTTGTTTTGGCGGAGCGCCAAGCCTTCCTCCAATGCCTCCTCCTCCTCCGCCATTGCCGGATGTCAGCAAACAGGAAGAGGAAAAACAGGTGGCAGAGAGGGCTAAAAAAGCAGCACAGAAAAAGCGCGGCAGAAGGTCATTGATTACTAATCAAGGTGGCGCTGCGGGATTGGTTGAAGAGGAACAGTCAGCGAAACAGAAATTAGGCGGATATTGATATGACCGCTGAGTTGATGCCTCAATTTGCTTTAATGCATTTGGGGAAAAGTTCTCCAGAAATGTTGAATAAGATTGGAGAAAGGCATAAGGATAACCCATCTCTTGCTGCCTCTGAAAAATCGAAATATGTAGATAGCGTGGAAGCATGGGAAAGGAGATGGCAGCCGAGTCAGCCTGGGTTGTTTAGCAGAGAATTAAGGGAGGGTTTGCAGAAAGAACGTCCGGCAGAGCCAAAACAAACTCTTTTGACGGGGAAGCCCAGCACTACAAGAAGAAGAAAACGTATTTATGGAATGGGTAAAAGCACAGGGGAAGAAAAGCTTGGAACTGTTAAAAAACAATCATTAGGTGGCAAATAAATGGCAGTTAATGCAAAGAGCCTTATAAGGCGTAACGAAGGACTTAAAGAAGACAGGAGTCTCTGGGATTCATTTTATCGGGAAGTGGTGGATTTTATTCGTCCGCGCAAACAATCCCTTGATGAAAGCCGTGTGCCTGGAGTAGTGAGGCACAAGCATTACGATTCTACTGCGCCACACGCTGCCAACACATTGGCGCTGATCATGGCGGACACATTAACGCCGAAAGCGATCCAGTGGTTTGGCTTCAAGATTCCAGAAGCTTCGCCGTTCAAGCAGTTCAACGATAGCCAGAATGTTCTGAACTGGTTTAAGACGGTAGAAGATGGAGTGCGTTACGCACTTGATCAAAGTAATTTTTATCCTGTTATCAACGAGATTTACCTGGACTTCAATTCTTTTGCAACGATCTGCCTGTATGTCGAAGAGGCGGAACTGAGGCAGAAAGGATTCAACGGATTGACTTTCAGGGCATTGCCGATTTCTTCTTATGTATTTGCCGAAGATGATGCAGGCATGGTCGATACCGTGATGCGGGAATTTGAATTAACGGCACGGCAGTTTGCTCAAAGGTTTCCTTCTGCGAAGGTTCCCGATGTGATTGCCAAGTCGTTGAAAGACACGCCGGACGATAAGTTTAATTTTTTGCGGGTGGTTGCGCCAACCAGGGAACTGAACTCCAAGGTTAAGTTTCCCTTTGCCTCGGTTGACATCTTTATAGACAAAGCTATTGCGATTGAGGAAAGAGGTTACAAGGAATTTCCGTACATGGTTGGAAGGTGGGATAAAGCGTCGGGCGAAACAAGAGGCCGTGGGCCTGCCGCCATTGCGCTGGATGACATCAAATCGCTCAACCAGTTACGCAAACTTGAGTTGGTCGGCCTGGAGAAAGCGGTTAATCCGCCCATCCTTGCTCCTGAAGATGGTTTTATCGGCACGGTCAAACTGGGTAGTAATTCGATCATCTATTCGAGAAACCCGAATGATGTAAGAACACTTCCTGCGGAATTACGGCTGGACTTGTCATCCTTGAAGGCGAATGAATTGCGTCAATCGATTCGGGATATTTACCTGACAGACCAGTTGAATATTCCAAGGACGAAGCA